TTACCGATATACGTCCAGATGCATCTTTGAAAGATCCTTTTGAAGGTTGCTCTGGATATTGTTCGTAAGCGTATCCGTGGAAATCGTTGCCGCTTTGGCGGTGGAATGTTCGGAGACAATGTTAACGATTATCGGGAAAAGAAGTTGGGTTATAATCATTCCGATAACCATAGCCGCACCGCAGCTTTTCCAAATCGTCTTTTGGATCTTCTTCACTTCCTTTTGAAGTTCGGAAATATCACCGGAGTTGCGTTTAGTGGTTTCCCAGTGAAGCGGACATTGAAGCGTTTGGACACCGCCAAATCTTTGTTCAATATTTTGGACGGTTTTCTTTATGTCTTTAATGTCTTCTTTCATTTCGTTAAGGTCTTCTTTGGTTGCATAACGGCTATCAACCATAACTTCTTGGCCTTTGCCCCATTCTGGGTTTGGCGCATACCTCGCATCGACCATTATGGTATTCTTTTCATTGTGCATAGTGGTTCGATTCTTATGAGTTGTTTTCGGTGTTCTGTATCAACTGGTAAAGAGCTACCATCACCGCTTGAACATCCGTATTGCCATTGGTAATAGCGCCATAGACATCGGGTATGTTGATTTGTTGCATCTGGTCTCGTAACACTTCCCCGGTTGCCGATATCACCGGAGCATATGAAATGTAAATACCAGTTGCAGCAGAAGTATTATCTCCAAGGACATTACAGGTAAGCATATAGTTTGTATCCGCCACAGAAGCAGATGTTGCCGGTATGTCAATAGGGTTATCCATTGCTGCCACAGTAGCCAAAGAGGTTCCACCAATACCCGTATTAGTTATATCGGTTGGCCCGCTTGGCGATGCCGTTTGAGTTGTCAAACTCGTAAGAGCTTGTGAGTTGAGTATATTCATAAAGTGTTTTCGTTTGGTTCTTTAGTATCCGAACACCATATACGATGCTGTATTTGGATCTGTTAGAACCGATGTATTACTTCCCGTATATGGACTACAAACCGACATAGTGAAACCGGTTGTCAATCTTCCAAGCGGTGCAAATGTGCTGGCGGTTGGTGCCGTTGCACTGCCACTAGATCCACAAGCGGAAACTGCATACCATTGATTTGATGCCGCATTGGTGAACTGAACCGAATAGATGCCGAGACCTTGTCTCGTAATGGTTGAGTTATACGCCAGTTGAGTTATCACAGCACCGGCAGTGCTTCCGGTTACAGTAAAGGTTCCGTAAGCAAATGCTGCGTTATTGTTCTTCCCTGTTGCCAAATATGAAGCAGTATAGCTTGACGATGCCCAAGAAGCAGAGGATTGCAAGTTGATCGTGTAAGATACAGCACTTGCGGTGATGGAATATGAAGCAGTAGTGGCCAAGGATGCTGTCAAGGCATTGGTTGCCCAAGATGAAGTTCCTTGAGAGTTCCCTAGTAAAGAGCCGGTAAATGAGGTTGCATTTACACTTCCTCTTGTTCCGTTCATTGTTATCGCAGTTATCGTCCACCCCATTTGCCATACACCACTAGAGTTGCTCATACCCCCAAGCGGATACAAAGTGGCGGTTGAAGTGTTATATGAATATAATGCAGAAGCAGTGTTTGTGCTTGAGGCATTGACCGCATAAGCTGAATAGGATGAAGAGACCGCTTGGGAAGCAGTTCCAAATGTATTACCAATGTGGGAAGCAGTAATAGCGGAACAAGTAAATGCTAACGGAGTCGAAACGGATTGAGAGGTTATTTTCAACCCACTTCCTGTGTTTGCATATCCACCGGCAAAGAGATAAACGCTTCCGCTCTGGTCAATATTTCCGATGAACAACGAACTACTGTTACTGCTGGTGCAAAACACATATGAGTCATTGGCAGTTCCAATAAATGGATACGCATATCCACTGCTATTGATACCGAAATCAATATAGTATTGAGCGGTATAGGTAGTGAGATTTCCGTTGTTGTTTGTGGCAATAAAATCCGCAGAAGCGGTGTTTCCATTATTAAGGTTTTGATTTACTACTACTCCTTCGGTGTTCTGGTTACTTCCGATAGCAAGAGATTGTGTTCCCGAACTACTGAGGATGAGTGCTCCATTATAAGTGATTTGCAGACACTCACTCCCGTTCATATCATCGAACTCTGCAATGTTTCCTGTTCCTCGGTTAGATGCAGAAACATAGAAAGTAACACCGCTATCATCGCTTCCCGGCCCAACCAAAAGATTGATAGAAGCCGTAAGGGTATTTAGTGAAATGGTCTGAGGAAGAGTGCTAACATAACTAGCAGATGTGGCGAAAGAAGCTGTGCCAACTATGTTTTTAACGGTTAGGATTTGCGTTGAACTATTGTAACTGAAAGGCGAAGTGATATTGCCATCGACCATCGTTGCCTGATATCCTGTTGTATTCTGCACGAACATCGGCAACCACGTTATGTTTCCGGTTGTTGAGCCAATACCAACGTTGATTGCCTTTGTTGCGAGACTTGCTGTTCCGCTATGGTTTTGAACAGTGAGAGTTTGAGTTGATTGATTATAGGTCAACCCACTATCAACCGTTGCTTGTTGAATGCCATTTGAACCGGATACAGTAACCAAAGGTATATTGGCGCTAATCGTGTTCGGAGTAACCAATACGCTATTAGCCGAAACCGCATTGCCATACAAGCTTGCGGACACAATGGGAACCGTCAATGTGAACGTAGAAGGATTGAAAAACAGATTGTTGGTTCCGCTAGGAGATACCCAAGTAGGTTGTGGGCCACTCGATGAACTCACGAATGTAACCAAATAATTGAAATTGGTATTGGTCGTTCCTATTCCAACATTGTTGGCAGTTTGTGCAAGAACTGCGGTATCTGCCCACGAACTTGTAAAGGGATAATCACTACCCGTTGCTAGACCGGTTCCACCACCACCACCACCGCCATTCATAGCAAAAGATGCCGTTGCCGCATACGATGCCGAACTGATAGAACCACCGTGCAAGATATATCTGGCATCGGAACTTGAAACCGTGAGCACGTAACTGTTATCGGAACCATTCACTTTAACGGAAATACCTTTTGACGGTTTGACTACGATAAGGTCTTTCGCATTCCACGATCCACCGGCAGTGGGAACAGAAATAAAGAATGTTGTGGTTACCTTTCCAGAAACATCGACTTGATAGATTGCGGGAACAAGTTGATCGAAATCTACATACCCATTGCTCGGAACTGAACTTGTGGAAAAGAATGCAATGATGTTACCACCAAAAGTTACCGGATAACTCCATTGCGGGGTCAATGTGACTTTCTTGATGTTGGTGGAGTCCTTAACTAGATTGAACAAATCAAAGTAAACATCTTGAGCGGTTCCGGTTTGAACACTTCCTGAATATACATACGAGCCACTTTCACTGGCAACGAGATAGAATGATGTTGCGGGAAGCGGTGATGAGATATCAACCTTATAAGTATTGGCAACTACGGATGCAGATAGAACCCCTGCTAAGCTGGTTGTGAACTGATAACTATCGGCAGTGGACATCCACGAAGAAGATATTGCCGGTGATTGTAGAGGAGTAAATAGAACCTTGCGACCTGCTAACGGGTTACTATTACAATCGATAAAAGTGTTCTGTATGTTCATATTCTGGCGATAATATCACCCACCGATAGGAGAATGACCTTGCTATCTGCACTGTTATAAATAGCGCCCAACTGCTCTAACCGTCCAAGTATTGTTTGCATTTGTAACCAACTGAACATAGCTCGTTGATACAACCATCGACATCGTAGCATCTCCGGAGTTGCCAACATCGGGGGAACAATACTCCGTATAAATCACCGTGCCGGTTCCCCAACCACCTAACAAAGTTCCATATCTTGCATTGCTGCCGCTTCTCACGGAATAATCAAAGAATGCCGCTTCAAAGGAACCGGTTGAATACGAGAGCACAACTGTATTGCCTTGTGCCGGTGTTATCGATCCTGTGAAGTTCCATCCAATTAGATCACTTGCGGTGATAGCATACGAAGCCGTTCCTGCGAAATTTGCATATGAAGCAGTAACAGAGAATGCGCCAGAAACATAACTAGCAGTTAAAGACCACGAAGAAGAACGAGCATAGGATGCAGAAAGAGCATAGGATGCCGATACCGCTTGGCTTGAGGTTATCGGATACGTTGAACCCGTTGCCAACCCACCACCACCGCCAGAACCCGCATTAAGAGCATAGGAAGCCGAGACCGCATACGAAGATGAAATGCTATGCGATATCGTTTGGTCTGCTGTGATTATCTGTCCACCCCAAGAAGCAGACGGAACCGAGAGCAACACAGAACCAGTTCCATCAAGCAAATAGAAGATGCTGCCGTTATTGTAATACTGAACCAATGGTTCAAACGATTGGCTCACGTATTGGTTTGTTAAGTCTTGGGATGGAAATCGCATATGTTATGTTAGTAATAAATATCTTCGCTTACCACAAACCAACCGGACAAGTTGAATGCGCCCATCTTACTTTGTCCACAATAGGACAAGTGCATTTGAGACACCGGGATTTACTGGTCAATCCTTTGTTCGAGTTGAACTTCGGATCATTGTTCCTCGTGGCATATTGGCAACCTCTACATACATCAATACGTTTTTTTATCGTCTCATCCGATGAGATATTGACGTTCAATCTTGTTTGAACTTTGCCAACGATACCTTTAGCGATTTGAGACACCGGCATTTGAGCAACCGTTTTGATTCTGTCAATCACCGGCATTTGTTCTTGTTGTTTGTTGCAGTTGTTACAAGCCATATTCGAAATTGGGGTTAGGGCAAGAAGCCAAGTTGTTTACGTATTGCTCTGCAAACTCTCCACCTTCACAAATACAACCCGCTTCGTTGATCGCCAACTGCCACGGTGCCCAAATGATATACGGGCCTTCTCCATATCCTGTTGGCGGCAATCCACAAGATTGTTGCGTTGGGCAACCGATGGTTGCCGCTCCTGCTGGCAAAGCTGGACTTCCAACAGGCTTAACACATATCGCTTCAAACTGGTCTCTGTGTGGATACTGGCCAGAGTTGCAAGTTCCGTCATCTTCCATCCACGGCAGTTGACAACCTGGTGGTGCCTCAAAAAGTAAATCATCCATTGCCGCTTGTATCTGGCAACCCCAATAGGTTCCGTATATGCTGTCAAGTATCACGTTGTCAAAAGGAACATAGGCACCGGCAGCAAATGACCTTGTCATTGGTGAACAGTAAATAACATTCGTTGCACACGGGTTTGTGTATGGAAGACAATACTGCGAACAAGTTGAAAAGAAATATACCGGTTGTGGTAATGTCGGAGCGGGGCCAAGAGATGGACAGAATGAACTGCTATCGCAAACATCGGAAGTATTATAGGTTCCTTGTTGTGTTATCATCCGATTGTATTCCCCAATACCTCGATTGTTTAGTGTCCCGTGAATGGCGGTGAATGTTCCGAGTGGAGTTGAGTTATCCCATTTCCAATCAGGAGAACCGGCAGAATACAAATACTGAATGGTTGCGGTTGTATTAATATTCAAAGCTACCGTGTAATCATCGATAAGAGTTACCGTTGCGCTTATCGGGTAACTCAATCCGCTGTTGCCGGTTTGAGCATATACTTTATCACCATCGACAAGATAATGCGGTTGCTCAAGAGATAGTATCACTGGGTTGTTTCCGGTTTGAGCCACGACATAGTTTCTTCCGCAAATCACAGGAGCATTCGGAAATCTCACTTTGGCAACCATTGGCGCATCTGCTGGCGGTGGATCGATTTGACTTCCGGAGATGATAAGGTTTGCCGGTGTAAACAACAACTGAGTTGAACTGTTCACACTGACTTTCCACATACCATCAACGCCAGAGTTCCCAGTATCATAAACAAGAACAACATCGTTGTTCTGAAAGTTTCCTGGCGACACGAGATTGATCGTGTTTTGCATAGCGGGAGGATTGCCCCAAAAGTTTTTAACCGCACTCCAGAGTTGTGCAAGTTGCCCCCACGTAGAGTTAATCGGAGTTCCACTATATGTAGATTGTGAGAAGTTGAGAATACAGGATGCCGATTGAGGCATCACCAAATATCTATCACCGGCACAAGGTCTGGCCCAGTTCCAAGAGGGTCTTCGTATGCGTTGCTCTACCCACTCGCAGACCCACATATAGTTATCCGCTAATGGTGATGGCCCGTTCGAGTTACAAGTGGATGGAGTTGACCACTCCCACCAGTTATACGCTTGAAATGGGCCTTCCGGTAATTGTGCTGCATCCCAGTTATTAACCCATTGTGTTGCCGCTGGAACGTGACAACCTTGAGGGTTTCCGCTCTTATCAATCGGACTATCACTCCAAGCGCCATACGTGGAAAGATAACTCGGCAAATGACATTCTGGATCAACCAGACTGTCGCATCCATTCATATTCCAATTTTGGTGAGTTTGATCCCACCAATGGTTAAAGTTCTTCGGTAATGGCTTTCCGATAATGCTTCCATCGAAACCGGGATCTATAGAGCCAGAACAGTCAATGCCGATTTGAGGTATTCCCACCTTCTCATTGTATGTGACTAACGGGCCTATGGTAACATCAAGATCTGTTCGTATTGGGTATAGGTTATCATCGGTCAAATCCCAGGTCTTTAAGAGCTTGATAATATCCGCTTTTACATCGGCAGATGTATAGGTATTTGATAGTTGTCCCGATACTGTTGTGTATGTGTCGTTTGTTTGTTGGCACGAAGACGATGAGAAGTGACCTTCCATTGTCATTTGGAATGAGGTTCCCGAGTAAGCATATACCGTATTCCCGGTTTGATACGTCCCGCAATCCGAGCACGGTTGAAGATCCCACGATTGGTGTTGCAAAGTTCCGGCAGACAAATCAACGGTTAATGACTCTCGGAGTAACGATACAACACTGTCATCTGATTTGGTGCAATCAACCCACCATTCAAGATGCCAAGCATTCGGACCATCTTGCGTGATTACATAATTCACTCCTGCGACTGGAGAAAGTGGACTTCCCCAAGCATTTGATATGCTTGTAAGTAAAGAACAATATTGATTGGCAAGGTCTCCAATAGAACCATTTGCCATACCAAGCAAACCGAACATATCATTTGATGCGATTGTTCCTTCATCGCTTGAACCACTAGAGCACGAATCCACAATAAGGTTTCCGGAGTATCTATCAACGTGAACAGTTTGTTGTGCTGTTCCAGTTGCGGTAAGTGTTCCGTTACTGTATTGCGTCTGAACCGCAGAAGCAGAGATTGCAAGATAATGAGTATCGTCTGCGCTTCCCGTGTGCGGATTGGAAATACCGCAAGTGCAACACCATTGAAACGAGTCCGACATAAACCAATCCGGACTTGTATAGGATAGTCTCCCGTGAAATGCCTTCTTTGCGTATAGGTTTTTGAACCCACCTATTGAGTTCACACATTTGTTGAACGAAGTAGTGTAGGCACTTTGAGAGAAACAGTTTGAGTATGGGCCATAGTAACTTTTGGAAACGCAAGATCGTTGATCGCTATTTAACGGATATGGTATCTCACAAAATGGATTTCCGTTTACTCCATCTCCGCAGTGATAGCACGGATTATCGGGACAACCGCCAGCGTTGAAAGGAGAGCAATCCGGAGCTAACGCTTGGCAAGGTCTGCCGTATGGATCGATGTAACCAGAGGAACCCGAAGCATAATCCTTAACCTTTGTGGTATTGAGCCATTGAAACGATTGTGTGAGCGGATTATTAGACCACAGTGTTAATGATGGTATGCCGCTACCGCCACAAGGTTGGATTTGATTTGGTGATACGTGCATTGCATCTTTAGCTTCTGCTTAGTGTGGATTATATGGCAAATACCCTGTTTGGAACACAGAGCCAGATTGAAACGCCATCACATATTCGGTGAGCCCATTACAGTTTATCATTGTCATTGCGCCCATTGGCAATGCCTGCCAAAAAGTCTGATTGGCAACAACCTTGTTGCGACCATTGAATATCGTGTATGAAGAAGTGTATGCACTGGGTATCTCTGGATAAATCGGATAATAGACGTTTGCGGAATAGTATCGAGTGGATTGCACTACGGTATATGGCAACCCTTTTGAATAGAGTGGAGCAACAGAGGAAGCCAACCACGCTTCATTGCACGATGCTGGCGGAACATAGTTCACGCAAATGAATAGACCAATCGATATCGGTGTCACCGAAGAACCGCTTACAGCAGTTGTGCCAAATGGAATAGCGCCACTTAGCGGAGCACCATACGGTTGGCTATAGGTCTTGTTTGGCGAAACTCTTACAATTTGATTTGGGAAGTATTGTTGGTTCGGATCAAAATCACCGGCATATCGGAAAGGCAACGTATCGTTGACTACGTCAAGGGTTAGGGTAACTCCATCGGGGCCTTGCTCGACACCGATGCCGTTCCCGGCAACGATACTGCCTGCGTTAAGAGTAGATGATACTTTGTTCTTCCAAGCATTTCTTCTATCTTCTGTAAGCGGTAAAGTTCGTATTTTGTTGAGTGCCATAGGTTACACATTGAGCATACCCGAATATCCTGGCGGATACGGAGTTGAATAAATCATCGGAAAATCTCCGATATTAGAGTATCGGAAATACTGGCAATCAAGCCATTCATCCCATTCAAACAACTGAACAATAGATATCTTTGTTGGAGTGATAAAGGTTCTCACCGGAACGTGAACAAGATACCCGCCCAAAGCGAACATATCCGATATATCGCCCATAGCTGTTTGGCTCTTAGGAATGGAATAACTTGGCAAGAGTTGTTGCTGTGTTATCTGGTCTGGTTGGAATATCTTAATCAAATCGCTTCTTGAGATGATAGGATTGATGTTTGATTGTTGCCATCCCGCAGCATCAATCAATGCATAGTATGGTTCATTGTCCACGGCATTTGCATCGGTGATGGCATAAACGGCAGTTCGTTTAACGTGGATGGTTGCGGACTTCACAGAGGTAACACCGGACTTCAACAACTGATAAAACTGTTGAGCAATCGTATTCAAAGGAGCAACTGCCGCAGCTTGTGCCGGTGTCAATGCAGTATTGTTCGCAAGATTGAGTTGACCGAACGGGCCATACTTCAAGGCTTCACGTATGGCAATCTGAACGAATGGCGGAACCGTGTAACGTTGTGTGGTAATAAGTTGCCCCAAAGCATTGGTTGTATAGATACCCGCTTCAAAGATATCACGATTTACAATGTTCTCAGTTACTTCCCAAATCACTTGCTCTGTCATCAAACTATCTGCATTGGTGATTTCATCGTATGGAACGGTGATGGTGATAGAGAATACTTGGCCAGGATTCTCCTGAACTGAATATGACATATAGTTGTTAGCACACCATAGGGCAATGGCGCTGATATCAGCTTGTAGCTTGCTAGTATATGTCTTGGTAGTGGTTCCCAATGTGGTTGGCGTGAAATCGGATTTGCGAGGTTGCAATATAGCATTGGTTGCCGGGAACCCCGACTCGAAAGAAAATGGATCAAGCGGATTTGCCTTCCCGATTGAGGAAGCATCCGATGTCGGATAAACATATAATGGTTGTTGACTTGGCATAAATTGTTTTCTTTAAGCTTTCATTAGTCTGCTAATCCCGATCCGCCTTCTTCATCATTGCCGTTATCTTGACTGAATGGCGTAGTGTTCACAACGATTTGTTGCAGCAAATCCACCATCTTAGAATTGAGAGATACAATCTTACCTTGTATATCACTTCCGAACACACCACCAATAGCGAGATTGGCACTACCACCACCGGCACCATAACCTTGCCCTAACTTGTCCAAGAACCCGCCACGGTTGGGCGGTGGAGCACTTCCACCACCAGAATACATAGGGTTCGACTTAATGTCCTCCGCTCCAATGAGAGAGGTTAATCCGCCCATTCCAGCATATCCCGAAAGCTTTGAGAACATCTTGATACGATTGGCACTTCCCATTCTCTCCCCAACCATCTTTGCCGTTGCAAACATATCTTCTGGTGAATACAACCCAGGATATGTCCTGTTCAGTTCGACAATATGTTCCGCTACTTCTTCTGGTGCCATATTCTTGACTTCTTGTAGAAATGGTTTTCCTTTGAATGCGAGACGCTCAATAGCAGAAGAAACCATTCCTGGCATACTTGATTGAACTCCTTTTAATCCGCCCACTCGCATACTTCCCAACTTACCAACAGGAACACCGAATGTTGCCGCAGTTATCAAACCTTGCATACCACCTTCCGCTTCACGTCTTGCTTCTTCTGTAAGGTTCGGGCCTAATGCTTGTTCTCCAAAAGGTTTCCAGTGTCCCAAGCTAATCGCTTGTGGAATGGTATTGCCCAAGTCTCGGAGTCCCGCTTTGTTTCTTTCTTCACGTTCTCTTCCCCATTGAACAAAAGCATTGTTGTCTTCTTTGCTTCCCCACAAACCACCACCAGTTTTCAAAGCTAACCATCCTCCTTTGAGAATATGCGAAGCTTCCCCAACCACGCCATTTACCATCTTGAGTATTCCATCGACCAAGGTCAAAAGTAGAGAAGCAATCGGAGCTAACTTGTTTCCGATGCTACGAATATCTTCAACTATGTTTGTCCAAGCAGTAGCGATATTTCCGGTAGTTCCTTCCGATACTATCTGGAATTGGTGTTCCTTTTGGTATTCAGATAGACTCTTTCCTTTGAACTGGTTTGCCAATGCCATTGTTTCCGTAATGGACTTTCCAAACCCGAGGTTGACCAATGCCGCTTCACCGCCAGGATGAGAGGCACCGGCAAGAACCTTCTGGCCAAGCTCCACCGTCCCGAGTCTGTTCGGGCCTTTGATGTCTGCCATACTCACGCCAAGAGAGGCAAACGATTGCATCAAGGTCTTGTTGCCGCTTGCCGCTTTCTGTGCTCGTGCTTCTATCTTGTCATAGAAACTAAAAATCTTTTCTTGAGCCACACCGGCACGTTCTGCCGCTACACGAATAGTTTGAAGTTGTTCCCGAGTGATGTTCAGTGCTTTTGCACTCTTGGCGAGTTCACTTGCCCATTCACCGGTTCTGCGAACTACTTCCTCGACCACCGCAACAGAGAAAGCGGTTTTGAGTTTTTCGCCAATGTGGCGTTGCAAATCATTTCCGAGACCCTGTGCTTCCCGCTTTACTTCGGATATAGCACGTAGAGCAGAAGAGTTTTCACCTTCAATCCTGAACCTTAAACTTGAGGTTGGCATTGGACTAGTTCTCCTTTCTCTGTGAGTTTCACTTTACCGGCACGAATATCCTCGACCAACTTCTTCGCCTGTTGTTCCGCAAGAATAGCTTCTTTGGTCTTCACTTCGATAGATCCACTCTTGGCAACGATGGTAACCCATTCAGCATACAATCTGCGTATCGACATATTCATGACTTCGGATTGCGAGTATCCGCATTCATTCTTCAACACAGAATAAATATTGGATTTCCAATCAACCCCGTTTTGCGGTGATGATGGGCCTTTCTCTACGAACTCAGGCATCGAGTTGATGTAATAGCCAAGGTATTCTTTGATTTGGGTTATCTCCGCAAAGATGTTCCATTGCTCTTTCTTCTTGATATACTCCACCATATGCTTCTCAAACTCCTGCCGTTCACTTTGATAGAAGGCGGCATCCTCAATAAGTCTGGTATTGTCTTCGTATGTATGGCTGCATACGAGGATGAAAAGAAGTATATGGCGGATACAGTTCAAGTAGTTCTCATTTGGATCGTTGGATATTTCTTCCGGATAGAGGCTTTCCGACAATAAAGGAGACTGATAGGCTTCGAGGAAAGACCAGTGCCCAAGAGAGAACGGCTTCAAGATGAAAGAGCACACAACGTGCTCTGGCGCTATAAGCGTCTCTGCAAAACTGAATGTGCGGCTATCCTGCATATCGTCAAATAGAGAAGCGGGTATATACTCCCACTTCTCGTTATCTTAACCGACAAGCAGGAGTTAGCTGATAGCATCCCAGGAGATAGCTACAACTACAACTTCGGTTCCGCCAGTGCTGGAACGTCTTTCCTGAACAGATTCAACTTTCCAGTTGGTAACGTCAATGACGTTGCTAACATCGATGTTGTCCACAACTGAGATAGCAGAACCAACAGCAGGTTCATACGCACTTGTTGCTAGGTTTCCATCGGCAGTTACTACATTACTTGGAATGTATGTAAATGTTCCTCGTGTCTTGAAATCATAGAATACCGCCATTGCAGTATTTCCTTTTTGATTTGGTGCCGTCCATTGGGCGGATTGTCTCTCTGCATCAATAGTCTGAATAAGAGAGTTCACGCCAAAGGCGGTGCAAGATACACCGTTGGTTGACCATCGCATCTGTAATCCGTAAAAAGTATTCGTTGCCATATTTGTTTTCCTTTATTGTTTGTGTTATAGACTTCCGCTCAAGCAACCGATGCATCTAACCATCATATCCGATATGAGAGCATCACCGCTTACGCTGTGTCTATTATCCATCTTCTGTATAAATAGCGTTGAGAAGTTCCTTGTATTACCCGTATTGATTGCCGCCTTGATGTTCGGATTGCAAACAGCATTGTATATGTTTGCTGCGAGCATCCCGAGTCCATTGGCATATCCAGTGTTATTGATAGAGCCGCTGATATCTGCCGCCATCTCCTTGACTGATATATTGACCGTCATATCATAGACATTAGAGAACGGGAAGGTTTCAGAACCCATTTCGCAGTTAACAAACACCGCTGGTGCTTGCATCTCCGCTACATCACCGGTGCCTGTATAATACGAAGCAGTTGTTTGGAGTGGGTCACATTGACTAATCAAGTAGTCAACGAAACTCTCTTCACAGGCATAGTTGAGTGATACAAAGTTTCCAACCATATTGGTTAGCTCTGTTGCAAGATATACTGGAGTGATCCTTGTCCTAGTTGATACACGGCACCTTGAGGATTTGGAACAACTTTCGCCCAAAGTCCGCTAAGTGAACCACTCCAACTAAGCAAAGTGCTGTAGCCAGGATACAGAATAGTTCCAACAGGGTTGGCGCTTCCACCAGCACCGGAACCGCTAATCTGAATGAGAGATTGAGAATATACAGTGTTATCGTTGTAGAGATAGCACTGCAATACATCCGTCAATGAACCAAGACTCACTTGAGTCCAAGCACTGCTGGTTACTGCCATAGTGCTGTAAATACAGTTTGAACTGGTCGGAGTGGCGGTAATGCTTGGAGCATTGCTGGACACTCTCGCACCATCAACTGTGCTGGTCATTGAGACTGAACTGTTCAATGTGTTTGCCATAAAAAGTATTTTCCTTTATTGTTTACGAACCCCCTAGTTTCCTACTGTATTCTCGATTGACGGGGTTCAACTTTCTTTCGAGATACGTAATCATACTTGCAGTCTCTTTCCTGATTGCAGCATTGAGACCGTCCACTTTAATCTTGGCGAGTATTGCAGAGTTTCTTTCGCCATCTGGCCCACCGATATCATTCTGGATTTCGCCATATGCTCGGGGACTACGCTCCACTAATGCCGGTGTTGCCTTCCCGAGTTTCTCAAAGTTCTTCTTGTTCATTGTGGCTTTGTCTGCCGGGGCCGTGCTCGACCACCGCTTTACAAAGTTCAATTCGCCTTTGCTGCGAAGATACTTCTCGATAATCACAATGGCATTCTTCCACCCTGAACGAATAAAGTTCCGGTGAGCTATCCTGTTCTTGATAAACTTCTCAACCGCTCTTGCCATCTTGGAGCCGGTCAAGCCTTTCTGGTTTTGTTTACCTAACTGCTTGTTTACAAGAATTGCCGCTAACGGGGCATCGGGATACCTATCCGAACCAACGCTTAACTCATCTCGTATCCTGCCGCTGTTTGCCGTCTTCGTTAGTGAAGTGCAGTTTCGTGCAATGTAATAAAGCTTTGCATTCACTACGTCTGCTGGTAGCCGCTTCTGGAACTTCATATAGTCCGCAAAGACGGCATCAAAATCTTTTGTGTCAACTTGAAGAGAGAACATCTTATATACCTCTCGTAGTGCATACCGCAACAAGGCGGATATACGCCAATGTCGGATGATACTTGGTTGACTTAATACGATAAGGTTCCCCGAGATACTGTATCAACTGCTGTGTATCTGGCGCTGTATTGTTTGGGAATGTTTGGTTCCCATTTCCATCGGTTAGAGGAACCGTCATTGTCAGAAGCTTGTCGACAATGAACCCGCCTGTTTCAAGTTCTCGTTCAAATTGGTTTACAGATGGAATACAAGGGTATGATATACCATTCCAAATGAACTGAGGGTTGCCCAAATCACTTTGAGCTTCATTCATTCCATCGATGATATCGTTGATGTATGCCATATGCTTTCAGAGAAAACCCCGATGATGGTATCAAACCCACCATCGGGGCCGAACTCAGAAACAAGCTAACCGTTATTGATTAGGTCGATTGCGTGATAATCGGGATAATAGCTTTGCTATTTCCTGCCGCTGCCCCGAATAGCACATACGTCCCCAAACGCCACATCGGTTTACTTTGGTCAAACGCTACCACTACTTGTAGCGATACCTTAGACGTTGGATCGACCGCTGTGTAGGATTGGATCAATCCTGTATTCATATCTAGCGGACTTCTCATAGCCACAATCAAACCTTGTTTGTGACCAGCAAACCCAACCAACTTATCATTGGTTCCAGTTCCCGAACCTACGTAATCACCACCGTATGGCTTGGTAGATCCGTAGAGGCGTGGATACTGATAAACTGAAAAGTTCAACACTGGAACACCTTGGCGTCCAAGTGCATTACCATCACCATAACCGTTCTGTTGAACGATTTGTGGAGAACCATACACATACGTCTGTGTGATGTATGGGAGCAATCCTTGCCAGACAGAAGGCATTACGATTGCGTAACGTCCTGGCTCTGGGATTTCGTTGTTGGTTAGAGTTGCATTCAAATAGGCAAAAGAACCGGTTGCCGTATTCAACTGAACGTTGGATGAAGTTGCAACAGTCATCGTGGATGTGAAATACGAAGACGTTACTTGCTGTGCCAGTGTTACGATAACACCGTTAGCGGTCTGCTTTGCCAAGGTTGGCAAATAGAGGTTCTGCAACATAGCAGGAGTGATCGTTGCCCAATCAGTGACGTTGAAAGCATGATCGTGTCCTTTAGTTGCAAGGTTAATAGTAACCGAAGAAGCCGTAGCTTGTGCGGTTTCCCATCCACTTGCGCCCAAGTCATTCAAAGTAGAATACTGGGTTGTTGGGATACGAGTTGTTACGCTGATACCACCGTTGGCGATACTATCATCGAAGTTTTCGGTGAATAGGTCTCGTGGTGGCATATCTGCCAAAAAGGCATTGAGGCTCTTCTGTGCATACACTGCCAGAAAGCCAGCCAAACTGTTTTGTGTTAGTGCCATATATATGGGTTTCCTTTATCTCAAATGGTTATTGTTTCGCATTGAGGAAGGTTGAGATCTCCTTCTCGTGCTTTCTGTAGAACTCCGTTTGTTCTGCACCTTTCAAAGATACAAACTTTTCGTATGTATTCCTTGGTTGCATAGTAGGAGTTGAAATCATTTCCTCGGGAACAAATGAAGCAACCCCAATACGGGATAGTGCTTCATTCACTCTTCGATTTACCGAAGTCTCCTTTGCTTCCAAAAGAGCATTCAGTTCTTTCACTTCTTTCTTATGTGCTTCGGACATCTTTACCAACCGGGCATCGTATTCCATCTTCACACCGGGAAAGGTTGAAATTGTTTTTTTGTAATCAGCAATCTCTTCAAGCAACATATTGTTTTGCTCTTTTAGAGATGTGATTGCATCCTCTAACTCGGCTTGTTTATTGTGCTTGAATAGGTTCATTGCCGTCTTATTGTTTCGTTGGTGGAGTGCTAACAAAGTCGTTGCAGACTTTTTGCCAAGCGGTTAGTTCCTTGGAAGGAGTAACCATACCAATACCCATTGCCGCTTTCCAGTTGGCATCGGAGAGTTCCATCTTCTTGGAACCTTCTTCCTCTTCTTCCTCTTCTTCCTCTTCCTCTTCAAGTTCGGCTTTGGTAGGAAGTGCTTTCTCTTCTTCCATCTTCTTGCCGCCTTCTTCCTCTTCTTCTTCGGAATGCTTCTTGCAACGGCTACCGCATTCAGCACAAGTATAGTATTCATCCTCTACCGCATCGGTAATCGGATCATCGGCATCCTCGGTTTCTTCTTCGCACTTCTTACCGGCTTCTTCTTCTTCCTCTTCGGATTTCTTCTCAGCATACCCGCTATCATATCCGGCTTCCTCTTCACCTTTCTTTGTGGTGGTGGTAGCACCGGGAACACCGGGGAGTGCTCCTTCTTCTTCCGCTTTCTCTGCATATCCACCATCATAGGAACCGGCAATCTTTTGGATGAATGCATCCATTGCGTTCTTGAGGTTATCAAAAACAGATGCCTCTTTTTTCGTTTCAACTTTGGTCTCAACCTTAGTTTCAACTTTGGCTTCCGTCTTGGCTTCTTTTGGAGTTGGGTTGACCTTCTCCACTTTGACATTTTGTGATTTCGTCATATTAGTAAATAGTTTGTTATACTACATTGTTCGCTAAAAACTCGTTGAGAGAGTCGTGGAGACTATCAACGAAACCCTTGTCGAGTGCCATTGCACCTTCAAAGGCCAGACCTTCAAAATCACTGACATTGATTTGCGGTCTCTTTGAAGAAATAACATCCTTGAACTTTTGATGTTGCTTCTTCACATCTGTATTGATCCACTCACGTTCATCCTTTGTGAGCGTATGCCATTCGTGCCCCATCAACTTCATATCACCAGAGTAGAACGCTTCTATTGTGATACCGGCTTGCTCTAGTGCCTTTGTCTGGTCTGTTACTACGGTGTAAACCCCAACAGAACCAACTTGGCTTGATGGCGTCATACCGATAGTTCGGCATTGACTGATTAGCCAATACGCAGCACTACAAGCTTGGATTTCCGTCCATCCAAGCACGGGCTTTATATTGGTATCAATATCTGAAATCTTTCGTGCCAGTTCCTCAATCCCCGTGGTCTCCCCACCAGGTGAAGCAAACGATAACACAATGTGGCTTATGCTCGGGTCACTTGCCGCTTCATCCAAAGCATCGGAGATAGCATCGACATCCGTCATATTGCACAGCAGTTCCTCAAGCTGGCTCACTCCCTTGGAGAGAACCCCACTCACGCTAATCACCGCCACGGGGCCGTCACCGGCTGAATTGTCATCCGTGGTAGCTTGTGCATCCGACAAATCAAACGCCAATGAACCGTTCATATAATGCTGAACTGCTTTCACTAATGCAGAATGATAAGCCGGATTGAGCAACCATTTGTGAGTCAATAGCTTGGTTGCCAGCTTGGACATATCGAGGTTATTTCTGTTGATTTTCATTGTTGTTTGAAATCGGAGGTTGAACCTTCTGTGTTAAACCTTCCTTCATTGATTGGGCAACCATATTCGGATCGACACCGGTTGCTTTGGAAACTTGTTGAACTCCTTGCCAAAACAAAATCTGTTCGTTTACTACTTCACCAATAATAGCACCGGCAGTGGTGTTGCGCTTCTTTGCAATCTCATTCATAGACTTCAACCCTGCCTTGTATGCTTGAAGGTCTCCTGCATCGTCATATCCTTTGTTCAGGCTGAATGGTGCCGGATGCGTGAGATTGAAACTATTGTAAAGGTCTTCATCGTCATTGCGTGAAATCAATCCTTTATCCATTGCCTTTGCCAATGCCCAAGAAAGGATAAGCTTGCCGTGCTTATCAAGTATCTTCTGGCGTCTTGAAATTGAACGATTGAATATCTCCCCCACTCCATCACTTATCCTTCCGGAGATTTCATCCGGTGAGAACAATAGAACGTGTGGAACGCCAAGCGTTGATAATACGTGAGTCTCCAACCTCGTAATATATTCCCCGGTCTCATTGGCAGGAGTGTTGCTCGACAATGTGGCAATGTCACCACCGCTTGCTCGAACATACCTCGTGGTTGGCCCGTCAACGATTTCGACACCGTGAACATTCGGAGATGGAGTAAAGATACCGCTAACAGATTGGTTACTTTCCAACTGTTGCAAAGTCTGTTGAAGTTCAAGTGGGCCTTCTCCCGATGGTGTTTTCTCAACCAACCCAACACAACTTTCGATTTTGATTTTGTCCATCAAATACCGCTCAATCTCTTGCAAGCTCAACGCTTGAAGGATGGCGCTTCCGATAGTTGGCCTTCCACGTCCTTTATCAAGGAACCGTGGGTCAAATGCCATTACACTATTACGAGCAGAAATTAGTTGGCTATCTGTTGCCGGTGCAATGCTATTCACAAGGTTCTTCGCATTCACTACATTGTATGCAAGCGGCTTGCCTTGATAATCAAATACAACTCCATCCGATATGATTGAGTTAGGTAATGGAGATTGTTCCATTTGATCGTTGTATAAGGGATCGGCTGCACTGCCAAAGGAACGTATGCGGTGAGAAGGTATTAGTTGTATTTTAGGGAACCCGTTATCCTCTCCGAACACAATCAAGAAGTCTCCATCCATATCAAGCATTTGGGTTCCCACATACATTATCGTTTGAAAATCAAATGTGTTACCACGATTGCAGCAGTTGGGATAAAAGTCTTTGGTCAACCATTCTGTGGCTTCTTGTCCCCACGCTTGGTTGTTTCCTACATACTCAGGAAGATAAGCTTCTCCCACCGTGAATGAAGCGTGAACTCGGATTGCGCTTTCAACCCAACCGTGTTGTGAACAGATTTCACGAGACCACCTTACAAGCAACTCTCGGGAGAGTGCGTCCAAGCCGGTCTCTGTATCTTGCTGGACATACCACCTTGGCGAGTATCTTCCATAGTTCGGAAAGCTGTAGATGTTCCCATACAAACCAAATGCTTGCTTGTTCAGGTTACCGGCAACATTTTGTTGCAGCACACCACTAACAAGCTTGGCTTGCTTCGGTGACAACACTACGCTTCCTTTTTCTCTCGCCATAGGTTTGTATTAGGATATTCGAAATGCTCTACTGTTACGGACAATGTATCCATACACAGCAGGATTAAGTTGCTTCAATGCGTATCGGGTTTCCGCAAGAATACTTTCAACCGGTGCCACAAATGCTTTCTTGCCGCTGTTACCTTCTCCCGTCCATTCAAGCACTTGCCTTCCTGCCTGATATGCGCTTAAAGCTGCCGCTCTGATTGCTAGAATGGTTTCCTCGCTATCGATTACAGGATCGAGAAATACATATTGGAAGCCGGTATCATTTGGCATAGGTCTTATTTATGTCCGAAAATCTTAATGTAATTCGCCAAGAACTCTTTGCTTGGAGCACTCAAAGCAGTATGAACGGGTTCAATCGTGCAGAACTTCTCTCGGGTTCCATCACAAAGATTATGCCACAAATCATTCTCGTTCCTTGTAAATGATGGACAAGCCGGTTTCTTCATCCTCTTCTCTTGGGGAGTCTTCGATAAACGTTTAATCATAAGAATAAATAGTGCCCAGATACAAAAAACATCCGGCTATTTCCTTTCCTCGGGTTTCTCCGAGTCGACAAGTTTCTTTAACTCTTCCTCGTTTACAGCAGTTGGAGTGAATATACCGGCTTGGATTGCCATCACTAGATTCATATTTTCTGCATCATACCAATGGTTATCTTCACCAGTCTTTACCCAACGTAAGGTTGTCTCTCCGTTCTTCTTAACGATTGTCTTTAGTCCTTCACTCCAAAGCTGTGCCTCATATTCCTTATCAACCCCATTCACAACCCACTTCACACCGGGAACTTTGTTGTCTCTTAAATTGGCAAAGATGGTCTTGATACTAAAATTGCTCCATAACCAGAACTTGGCGGGTAACTTCTTTAACCTATGGTCTGCCGGAAACATTGGGTCTCCATATCGTATTGGCGAGTAATACCGCTTCACCTTGTCTGGATGGTCATACGAAATCTTTTGGTCTCCTTTCAATGCTGCCCAACAAAGATATTCAAACTGCCCATTCGGAAGCTTCAATATTTGATTGTGTAATACACAGGCTTGGAATACCTCGCTTTGCATTTCACCATCACCACAATCAAGCCCAACACAAGGTAACTGAACATTCCACTTTACCCGCAATGCTTCTATCTCTTCCCAAGTCCGAACCACTCCGAAATCTAATCTCCTGCTTTCCCTACCAGAGCGGTTCCACGATCTAACAATGTAGAACTTCAATGAACCTTTTCTTTGAACGTCTGCCGTCAATATGTTTACCCACTCCTTATCCTGCTTCACATTCTCGGGTAAGTAGTCACCACGCATTATCTTTGAATGGTCTGCTGTTGGTGCTGCCTTGTAGAACCTACCTAATACTTGATTCACAAAGGTAACCATATCCTCATCTAATCCGAGATTATACATTGTCCGCTTTGCGTTCATATATTGGATAGCCATATCCGCAAAACTGATATTTGGGTTCACAAACTGCGGAACCGTGTAGCTATGAACGGAAGGATCGCCATCATTCTTTATGCATAGATACTTGCTAGTATCATTGAGTAATCGTCTGTTCTCCTGAGTATCGGTTACCTTGTGGCAACAGTGAAAGCATTCGAGCCAAGCGGTCTTTGCAGATAACCCGATGTTGGTTTGTTCTCCATCGGGGTTCAAAATCGTAGTCCAGTTGACACCGGCAAATGTCCCGTCCAATCGTTGCCAGTTCCATCGATACGGTTGATACTGCTTACACTTCGGACAAAGCCATTCCCATTCATATATCATTCCAACATTGAAATACTTCTCTAACTCAGAACCCGCTCTGTTGGGTTGTGATGAGATAACAATCTTTCTTCGACCAGCAAAGGCGGTGGTTCTTGCCAACGCCTTATCGATGGTTCCAGCATCCAGAAAGATGTGTGCCTCATCGAGTAGCAGGAAGCGGATCGACTGCCCGTGCAACATTGACTCTTTTGCGGAAGATACCTTTACCGCCATATGTGGAAATATGATGATATCCTTCTTCGCTGCATTACGATTACCAGCAAGCATCTTGGCAACCGGTGGAGTGTTTCGGAGCAATGGCAATAGGCGAGTCTCCATAAAAGTATGTGCCATTTCATCGGATTGATGGAGACGGAGCACGGGGCCAGCGTCATTACAGATAATGAAAGGTATATACAGTTCCGCCAGCAAGCTCTTGCCTATCTGAGTTGCTCCAATCAAGTTTACCATCTTCACTCTTGGGTCGAGCAAATCATCAAACGGCTGAACAAGGTATGGAGACAACGAGACATCAAACCTCCCCGTGTATCGGTATGCTTGAGGAAGGTCGACATTCTGGTTGCACCATTGATATACGGAACCCGTGAAAGGCGGATTGAAAGACTCAACGAAACTCGACAGCAGTTCCTTTTGATAAGTTATTTCCATTGGGCGATTTCCTTCTGAACAAGGTCGAAGATGTCCACGAACTCTTTCCGTATCACCATCTCAAAGCCGGGACATTTGCTCTCAAGGTTCTTCTCCTTGGCGGTGAGCGTGGATGATAGCGCCAGACCAAACGCTTTCAGGAAGTCTCGGAGTTCTGCCGGATCAATCATCTCCCGTTTCCGCTTGGAGATTTCCAAGTCTTTCAACTGGCCATCTTTGATAAGGTTCTGGCGCTTGATTTCGTCCAAGCTTTCCCCGGCCCACTCTTCAAGCTCTTCCTTGTGTTCCTGCATCCACGGGGAAGCTTCATCCCAGTTTATCCGGTGAGCATTGAAACCGGGGCATCCGTGGTTCTTTGCCGCTTTCAAAATCTCAACCGGTGTCCCGGTTGCGCCAGAAGCTTGTTTTAAGGTCTCGTATCGCATACCCATATAAATAGCGCCCACACACGCCAAACCCTCGCTATAGGTCAAAATAGAAGCGGCAATGAGGCAATACGTAGATGCTTGGATGCTTGAATATGGGAATGCGGATATGCTTGTTGTATTGTGCTGTATAGCGCATACCAATACGAGCCAGCCAGCGTGTTAATACGGGCCAGCCAGCATATAGGTAAAGAGATCGGGCTCCCGAACCCCGCTTGCTCCTTTTTTGGGTCAAAAAGAGATTCCTTGATTTGTATATGATATTGCCCAATCAACCCCCCAAAAGAACCCAACCGCTTCCTTCTGGCTCACCGCTTCTATTTATTCTGTGGTGAGATTGGAATATTCAGACCACATATCCGGAAGATTACGATTTCACTGAACCCCGTATGCCGATTGCTGCGGGGTTCTTTGGCTTTCTCGATTGATATGTATTCTCGTGAAGTGATAAGAAGGCATTCCAAACGCTTCACAACCTATGGTAAAAAACATCCCCGCATAGCTGTTCTGTGCGGGGTTTCTCTTTTGGGATTGCTATTTATTTCCGTGGCAAACTATTGGACTCAAGACACTGAAACGGCAATCCTTGAATACTCAAGCTCACAGGATATGAACACTCGTAATCAAATCTTTGTTGATACGCTATACGAGCCAATCAGCAAGATGATAGAGTGCATCTTCAATCGCTTTCAGTTGTCCGCTTGCGGCTATCCTGTTGAGACCATACAACAAGACGCTGTTGGATTTGTCGTTAGCAAGCTGGAAACATTCAGCCCACAGAGAGGCAAATCATTCGGATATTTCTCTGTAATCGCCAAACGCTATCTCATTCAACTATCCATCAAAGAAGACAAAGAGGAACGGTTTCTTGTGCCGTTAATCCAGAGGCAGGATGGAGAGGAAAAGGAAATTGATATACCGTTCATTGATCCGAACAATGAACCGTTTCAGCATACAGAGTTTGTGTCACAAATGCTTGATTGGTGGGATGAGAATATCGAAACGGTATTTGCTACTAATCCAAGGCATCTTGCTATTGCTCGTAATGTATTGAGTTTGTTTGGTGAGCAAAGCTTTGAGTTTGAGAAAAGAAAAGAAGTCACCGCACATATCGCAAAGACAATGAATGTAGCACGGAGCCACGTATCCCGAGTGATACAGAAGATGAAGTGCTATATCTTTCTTCTTCGCAAATCCTACATACAGCAAGGTCGAATTGAGTATCAACTTCCGCCTACAGCAATCCCCGTTGCCAAGAAAATAGTCGAGCCAGGAAGAACGAAAGTCCCCAAGATATTCACTGAGGAAGAGAAAGAGACACTTCGGGAACAATATCGGAGTGGCAAGTATCCCAAGCGCATACTTGCTGTGATGTATCGTTGTGGAACGCCCAGTATTGACAAAATCATTGCCGGTATCACAAAAGTAAATCAAGGCATCTCGCCTAAACGTTGTCTCACCGCTGAACAAGCCATATCCATTCGTAAGGACTATGCAACCGGTCAATACCTGCAACGTGAGTTAGCGAGTAAATACAATATCAGAACACGATTGGTATCAAGGATTGTGACGGGCCAACAGTATCGGGATTGCATTCTTGCTCAATAAAAACACAATCCGCCCAACTTTCATTGAGCGGATTGGTATAGCTCTATCTTACCGAACCACATTTACAACAGGATACAGGAAGGAAGAAAGTGTTATTGCAACACTCGGGGAACTAATGGGATTGCCCCATCATTCAATAACTATTTGGCTCACCGGGAAAACGTTTGGTTGGACTTATTATATGCAGCTTGGGCGGAATGCGGAGCGCAAGAGAATATAACCCCGGCACGGAAACGCTTCGCTTGCTCGGATGCCTCTGGTTTATAATAACAACACGATTCTTTCTTCATAGTTGGAACTGGGAGACTGTAACGCTTCGCTTTCGGATGGACACCGGCAAATATAGAAACTACAGACTCAGTTTGGTTTTGTTAGTGGATACCCACAATCTAAGACCTTTCTTTTGATCCGTCTCCAACTCCGACCAAGTCTTACCATATTGTTTTTGAGCGTATTGTATTGCCAGAAGGTCTATAGTTTCATCATTGGGGTTAGATGGTGGTTCGATATTGTTTACCTCTCCTGCTTTATTCTGGGATATGTTAAACATTGCTTCCCAGGATACCGCCAATCCGTCAAGGTCTTGGTTTCCTATAACCTTCCTATTGGGATCAATAGGATCAGTAGGATCTATAGGATCAAGATCTTTTGTATTCTTGTGTTTATTATTCTGTGTAGAGTTTCCTAAGACACTCTCAGAGTGTCCTAAGACACTCTCATTGGTTAAAATAAATGCCATCCATTTGAGGAAAGCGGCATAATCCAAAGTCCAATAGGTGGTTCTTCCTTTGGGTTTGCCAATCCGAGTTAGGAACGGGAAAGAAGCGATTGCCTTTCGTAATCCTTTGGTGTCCATACCGGTTTCTTTGAGGATGTTTGTCCAGTGAAGTTCCCAGTTGGGAAGAGCGGAGCGGAAAAGAATGTAATCAAGGATAACGTATTGATTACTGGTGATGTATTTTGCCAATTCGATTGGCACACGGTTCATTCTGTCTTTGTCTCTCATAATCTTTTCGCCAAAAAAGGTTGGTAGGAACTAACAGTGTCGTTTTGAGTAATGTCTTTTTGGCGAAAAGTGTCGTGCCGCCAGTTCCTACCGAAATCGTTTATCAATGATCTTTTCGCCAGAGATACATATTTTGGTAAATCACCAAACCGCCAAAAATGTGATATTTTATGTTTTGACCTGAACGAAGCACCATGTCGACACCGGCACTTTGAAGAAGTGTTCCCCGTGCTTGATGGAGAAGTTAGGGTTGTGGTATGTGCGTTCAAGGTAGGGTTGGAGCTTCTCTCCGGTGACAATGGCGAGCCGGTCGAACCATTTGTTTACCACCACATACGTAATCTCGGGATGGTTTCGAAGTATCCTTCCTTTGCGCTCTGGTATGTTGATTTCGGAAAATGGGAATACGGGATCAACCCATATGCTTCTTCGTTCAAGCTCTAATGCCAAGCCGGTTGCCGGTGATACCAAATCAACGCCATAGATATCTTGATTGTTAGTGAAATCAAATCCTTGTTGGCGCATATAGGATAGGACAACCGCTCTTGATTGTGGGTCATTAGAAGCGAAGACCTCGTTTGAGAAAGCTTTGTGGTTCATACATATAAATAACAATGTGATAGGGAATATCTTAAAGAAAAGTGCATCTAATGAAGACTTTCTTTGTAATGGCGTTTGAATACAGCTTTCCGTTGCTATTTATGGGTATGAAGAAACGAACACGCCAAGACGTATATGAGGATATGAGTCATCAAATCCGATTGATAACCCATTACATCGAACAGACTCGGGAACAACAGACACCAGAACGGATGAAGTCATTTATTTGGAGCATCAAGAAGGAAGCTATTGTTTTGGGGAACAAAGCAAAGTCTCTGCAAAAGGTATAACCTATGCCATTCAAAGACCCTCAAAGGAAAAAAGAATATGCCAAACAATACGGTGCCAAGTGGTATCGGAAACACCGGGCATCGATATTGCGAGACAAGCGCAAGCGGGATCGTCTTGGCGGTGATTACGAATGGTTTGAAGAAGTCCGAAAGAATATCCTGGCGGGTATCTCAACAACGACAATGCCCAAAGAAGACTGTGAAAGGTGGTGGTCACTCTTGTCGAAGCTAGTGGACTACGAACCCTGCGAACTCGTGAAGAACCGGCATAACCGCATCAATGCGATACTCTAACGAGCACTCTAAAATATTTCGAAGATTTTTATTGTTTGGGAACAGTTGTTTATATGTATTTGGTGAAAGGAACAGAACCAATGAAAAAGAAACAACTTAGCAAATCCTACGAAGACGGTTACAAACAGCATTACTATCGGATGAAAGCGATGGGATGGAAGCCGTTCCATGTAATTGCACCACCAGCACTTGTAACACTACTCAAAAAGTATGTGAGACGTTGGAAGATTGCCAACCACATTTACAAGAACACACCGCCAGCACTCCGCAAAGGATAACCAGATTTTGGGCCAGCACTGGCGGAATACTGCTTTGGTTCCCCCACCTTGAGTAATAAGCAGTGCCGGTGCTGGTTCCTCTTTAGAAGAAACAAACAAACAAGAAAGGAACAACTCATTATGGCAGACATCAAATTCACAGAACAGGAACTCAGCGAAATCAAGAACCTTCAAGCGAAGTTTCAGGAGAAGGTATTTAATCTTGGACAACTCCGAGTGGAGCGTATGCGGGTATCCGACATCGTAAGAACTCTTGAGTTCCGAGAGTCGGAAGTCGAAAAGGACTTTGCCGCACTCCAAGCACAAGAGAAGAACCTATTGGAAACACTCACGAAGAAATACGGAGAAGGAAGCCTGAATATCGCAGATGGAACCTTCATTCCAGTCAAAGCGCCAGAACCGAAAGCAGAACTCGTATTGAACCAATAACAATATGAAAGCTTTTGATTTCGCAGAGGAATACGAAAAGCAATCCAGCAAGCCAGTATCAGAACTGGAAGAGCGGTATCAACGTTTGTGGAAATTGCTTCTGAACCCGAAACACAAGATGACAAGGAACGAGTTCGGACAAATGGCGGTTGCTCAACGTTTAGCGAGAGAAAAGAAACACAACAAAGGAAAGAACTCAGAATGAAACTAACAGAACTCCAACAGAAGAAGGTCGATGCCTTGCTAACAACTTGGGCATTGGAAATCGAAGCCAAGCATACCAGTGAGAACCCAGACCTTTGGGCACTTGCTGAACAACTCCGTAATGTGATGGAGACCACTTTCTGTAAAGACGTGGTTGCCATTGCAAAGCAGAAAGTATTTGAGTCACCAGAAGCGGCAGAAGAAATGATGTCGTTGGCGGTGTAACCTATTTCAGCATTCACCGGCATCGAGTTGTTAACCCGTCAACAGTTCTCTCGATGCCGGTGTTTTGCTGAACCGAAAGAAACAACTAAATCCATTTGAAAACAAATAGATGGAAAGAACTTTGTCGAATGTAAGTCATATTTGGACTTGACAAACGCTAATGATGGTGTATAGTGGCGGTATGAAAACAAAATGTATCTGTGGTCAGACAGCCAAGTTCAAAATAACCGAGCACGCCATTGACGGGAAAGAACCCGAATACATTGTGACATATGTGTGCTTGGAACAATTCTTGGAGTGGGTAAGCAACCACCTTGCCATCGAAGGCGAGGATTCATTTGAGGAATTATGAAAACCTACGAAATCAACATACATACTCGGTTCGTGGTGGATGCCGAACCGGAAAATCTGGATTGCGAGATTGATAAGTTGTTCGCCAAACTGCGTGACTTGGTCGAGGATAAGTCCGATATCATCCTCGAAGATGTCAATGAGGCAACCGAAGACGGCAGTTGGGAACCCACAAAGGATGAATATACAACGGTATGAGTGACTACGATATGGAATACGTTCCTGAGAACTTGCGGAACTTGAGCAAGCCAGCAGTGGCACCGGCACCAAAGAAAGAAAGCTGGTGGAAGCGGGATTTGAAGCAATTCGGGATTGGCTTGCTGTGTTGCATATTGGTTGCGGGGTTCTTCGGTCTGGTGTTCGACCACTCGGAGAAAAGCACCGGCACTTCTCAACCCGTCTATGAGTCTCAACTTCCACCGGGGTTCAAGCATCTTGGGATACCGGACAACTGGCGATACGATTTGCCCAATACCCGAAGCAGGATTTACCGCTCTGGTGATTACGTAATCAGACGCACAGTGATTTATCCGGCAGAAGCTTTCGGCAATCAAAGTGTGGGCGGAACTTTCAGCGGTGGAGCACTCCAAGGCGGGTATAGCAATATCCTCCCGTAGAACAGACCCTCATCGAAATAAAATAAAGATTTCTGCGATCCTGGCAAATATCACTGATATATATACACGTTGAGAGCAATACCGCTCCGACAGAACTAACTCAGATGAAGACACCTAAATACACTCTCCAAGCAACAAAGGAATATCGTAAGAGACGGAAGGAAGAAGGCTGGCAACATTACAGCATCTTTGCTCCACCGGAGATAGTTTCCAAGATGCGGAACTATTACAAGGCAATCTCGCATCCTGGCCCGTGGGGGAAGCCATGAAACGAACTCCAAGACAACAGTTCCTATGGAAGAAGACCGTGGATCAACGGGTCAACATTAATCATCCGGTGCTTGGCTCTATCCGAATGAAAGTCAAAACGATGTTACAGAAGATCCATCGCTATCGTATTAAACCAACATCGGAGTATTTAGACTTGGAGTCTTGGGTTGCTGAAAAGGAACAACAGTTCCCACACGATCCCAAAGGATGGTTCGTAAAGTATATGCTTGATGAAACCGAAACTACCTTCTCCGACTTCTCCGACTACGATAAGCATCCGGTGATTGTCCTTCATAGAGAGAAGGATGGTAAGCACTATAACGTTGTCCTTGATGGCAATCATAGAGCTTGTGTGGCATACAGGAACGGTGTCAAGCGGCTAACAACATACGTCCTTGAGTCTAACCATATCAGGTAAAGATTTAGTTGTATCGCCAAGGAACCAAAAAAATAAACCCCGTGGATTGATGCCCCACGGGGTTTGTTGTTTCGATATCTGGTTATGCTTTCTTCACCGCTTCCCAAATCTTGCCAACCAGTTTGAACTTGGGGTTGGCTCCGCTCGAATTGTTCGTTAGAGTCAATTTCAACTTTTCTGATGTCACGCCTTCGAGTTTCTTCAAAAGTTCTTCTTCGGTTGCGGGAAGAAGATCCCGAACCCGCCAATGCAAAGGCTTCGTGCCGGGAGTGGTTGTCTTCCTCGTTTTCGCCTGTTCTGCGGTTGGCAACTGGAAACTTTGGATAATACCCGCAAACTTTTCTGTTCTCAGAACATCGGTATCCCCTATTTCCTTCAAAACCTTCAAGGTATTTTCTGCGGTTTGAAGTTGGGAAAGGAGTTCAACTTCGATTTCCTCGACAAGCTTCTGCTGTTGTTCTTTGAGACGATTGTATTTCTCAATCGGACTTGGTTTCGGATCGTTATGCGCCATAATATTTATACCTTTCAGGTTTGCCCGTTATTGGGTATCCAAAGAATTGAATCACATTGAACCCAGTTGCAAGGAAAAAAAGCCGTTGAAAAACCCTTTCTAAAGGGGTTGATATGTGGTTCAATCCTTCCGCAGATGACCGGCACACCGAAAGTTTCTTTGGGAACCGCTACAAAAGAAGCGGTTTTGATGGAGTATGCCCCCGATAAGCTCAAGAAACTTGAAAACGTCCAAACGGCAATCCCGAAGCTAGCCAAGGACTCCAAGACGATACGGGAAATCGAAAGCATCCTTCCCCGGTTGCCCACTTCGCACAGGTTTTATTGTGCGGATTCAACGAACCTGAGTTTCATCCCAGAAGATAGCCTTCACTTAATCATTACGAGTCCCCCATACTGGACTCTGAAAAAGTATCGGGATCGGGAAGGCCAGCTTGGGCACGTTGAAGATTACGAGACTTTTCTAAACCTGCTCGACAAGGTATGGAAGCACTGTTTTAGAACCCTCGTTCCCGGTGGAAGGTTGATCTGTGTGGTTGGGGATGTATGCCTTTCTAGACGCAAGAACAATGGACGGCATACCGTGGTTCCGCTTCACGCTTCCATACAAGAAAGTTGCCGGAAAATGGGCTTCGACAACCTAGCGCCTATTATCTGGCACAAGATTTCAAACGCCAAATTCGAAGCCGAGGGTTCTTCAACGTTCTTGGGCAAACCTTACGAGCCAAATGCGGTAATCAAAAATGATATCGAGTTCATCCTAATGGAGAGAAAATCCGGTGGATACCGAAGTCCCGCTTTCATCGAACGGGCAATGTCGGTTATCTCGGATGAAAATCACAAGAAGTGGTTTAACCAAATCTGGGAAGGCTTAACCGGTGCGTCAACGAAAGCTCACCCTGCTCCATACCCGCTTGAGCTTGCGACTAGGTTAATCAAGATGTTCAGTTTTGTAGGGGACACAGTTTTAGACCCGTTCTGGGGCACGGGAACTAGCTCCATTGCGGCTTGGCAGTGTGGAAGGAACAGCATCGGGGTTGAACTCGATGAAACTTACTTCAAGCTAGCAACTGAGAAGTTCAACAGAGAATCTGCCCACTTGTGGAGCAATCACACTTCGGAAATTCACTACCACCCTAAACCCTAA